TCGAGCAATCCTAACTGAGTGCGGATACTGCCCTGGGTCTTGCCGAACTCACGAGTAGCCCTCCCCGCTGACTGAGCCTTCCCCGAGTAAACGTCCAGTTGTTTTTGCGCGGCGTTCATCGCGGCTGTGTAGTTTGCCCGGTTCAACGCCAGAACGACTGTAACTGTGTTTGAGTCGGACATTATTTTGCCTTCGCTGCTTTCGCGATTTCAGTCTTGAGCGTTTCCGCGATTGTCCGCGCAACCTCATCCTCGGACGCCTCGAACGCTTCGCGCACATACGGATGCGGCTCTATCGTCCTGACCTCTTTGCCGGGGCCGCGATACTTGCCGGTGTGCTGGCCATCCTTGAATATCTCTTTGGAGTAGCCGCCTCTGACGAGCCGGTGACCCTCTTCGACCCAGAGCCGGACGTGAATGGTTGCGTCGCCGGGTTTGACGACGGCATACAGGTTGCCCTGGTCCGACTTATGCGTTTCGATTACGATGTCGTTCTTCAGCGCACCGGGAGGCATTGCTGTGCCAGATGGCAGCGGCGGACGCTCCGGCGTGTACTCCACGATGGCCGCTTGTTCGACCTTCGCTCCGGCGCGGAGGGCGCGGCGGATGCATTTGTCGGCTTTGTCCGTCGCGAGGCTTTCGAGCTTCGCCTTGACGGCTGTGAGGCCCTCGATAGTGATTCCGTCGCCGCTCATTTGCTTTTTCTCCGCAAGGCTCCGAGACCCGTCGATAACTGCATCGCGACCTGCCGCCGGACTTGCTTCGTCATGCGGACTCGTTTTTGTGTGGAGGAGAGGGGAGCTTCCTTGTCGAACTGGCTCGGCATGAAGTCGCGGGGCGACGTCGGTTCCTGCGGACGGCACATCGAAAAGTTGATTCCGTAGCTTGTAAGCTGCGCGAACAGGAACTCTATATGCTCGTTTTTGCGCTCGTGCCGTTTGACGAGGGCATCGAACTGGCGCGGGGTGAGAGCGTAGAACTCATCGGAGGTGAGGGATAAGTCAAACCGGGCGACAGCCCACATTTTCAGCCAGCGTTGCTCGCCGGTCAGTTCGTTCTTTGTGGCCGCCTTCCGAGTTACTCGGCGACGGCCTCCGTGGGGTTTGCTTCGGGCTCCGGGAGCGACGCCTGCCATGCCGCGCCGATGGCTGCGGCGACGACATAGAGCACGGGCATCGTGATCAGCCGCTGGGCCTCCTCAAAGCTGATGTCAGGGTGCCTGGCTCTCAGAGCGCATGGAAACAGAGTGCGCACATGCGCGAGCGTGTAGCCCGGCAGAGCGTCGAGCAGGTTAACGTCATGTCCCTGGGCGCGGAAATGCGTCTCGGCTTCAGCGAGTGCGGACAGGGTAAAGACGAGATGATAGGTTATGCCGTTAATGACGACGGGGATAGTGGGGGCGGTGGGATCAATCGACGTGTTGGCAATCTTGCGCTTCGGCATGGAGTGTTCTCCTATATATGTGTTAAAGGAAGGCCAGCGGCATACGGTCCGCCGAGCCTGTAGAAGAGAGTCAGGGCAGTTACTAGCTGCCAGCCGTGAAAGCAATCGCATTGCTGATGTCCAGTGTGAAACTGAGCACCGGCAGTTTCATCGGCTCCAGGTCGTACGAGGGACCGTCGCTGATGATGGCCGCGAACTGGGTCAGGTTGCCAGTCGTTGTCTGACCGATGGATGCGTCAGGTGCTTCCTGGACCTGGAAGAGGTACCTGCCGCCAGCAACCCATGCGGCAGTCAGGGCAAGCTGACCGGCGTCGTTCGTGATCCGGTTCATCGTGATCTTCACCTGGCCCGCATCGGCGAGTGTGTTGAGCTTCTCGACCATGCTGCTTTGAAAGTTGGTCGGGTTGAGCACGGCGACCTTTGCGCCTGAAAACTGCGCGGCGGTGAGTTCGGCGACGGGCACATAGGTCGGATTCGAGGTGCCCACCAGTGGACCGACAGACAGAACTGTTTCCATCGGTACTGATGCCTTCGATCCGGCGTAACTGCTGCTCACATTCAGCGTCAGACGAGCGGTCGAGGACTGCGAGGCAGCATCCGCGACCTCGAAAGTCGCCTGAAACACGCCGGAGACGCTGGGCGTTCCGCTGATGGCACCGCCGGTGGAGAGAGTCAGACCGGTCGGGAGTGCGCCGGAGTAAATGCTCCAGGTGTAGGGCGTCGTGCCGCCGGTCGCTGCCAGCGTGGCGCTGTAGGCCGTGCCCTGCGTCGCGCTGGGAAGGGTCGTGGTTGTGATGAGGAAAACGGACATGGGGTGTTACTCCTTTTTGCTTTTGTTGCCCTTCCGGGCTGGATTAGTGAAACTGAACTTAGATCGAGAACCAGACATAGACTTCGCAGATCGCGACGTATTGGAGCAGTTGCGCGTCGAACCCGTCACTGCCAGTCGCATTCAGGATCTGTGATTGAAAGTCTGCACCGCTGTATCCGGCCAGCGTCTGGACGACGGCCTTACGGAGAGTGATGGCATCCGAATAGGTCTCGCCGTAGCAGTTGATTTGAAGCCGCGACCGCTGCTTCCCCGATGTGCCCATCGTCGGAGCGTTGTTTCCTCCGACGAAGTGGTAGACAACAGCGGGCAGCGTCGGGTCTTTCGGAAGTGTCGCCGGATAGACGCGAGTGCCGACCAACGCGGAGACGGCGGCAGACGTGGACAGCAGAGTAAAGAGAGATGTCTCGATCATTTACTCGGCCCCATTTAGCTCGTAGCATAGGAACGTCAGCCAGAAATTCGCCTGCTTCGGATTGAGGATCGCTTCGATGTTGTACGTGTGCGTCACGTTCGTGTAGGACTCGACGAACTGAATTCGCATGTTCGGGGCGAACGTTTGGCTGCTCGTCCAGCGGATAGCAATTCTATGCGTGACTTTTGAGACGAACTCAGCCGTGTTGTAAATCAACTGAGACTGCTGTACGTCGATTTCCGCCCAGCAGGAGTAGACGGTCGTCCAGGTCTGCTGCTCCTGGCCGAATGCGTCCTGCGTCGTGGTCTGCGACTGAATCGAGATGCGGCGATTGAGGTTTGGGGTCGTCATGCTACCAATCGCACGAATAGAGAGTGTCACCGGCGAGTAGCTCGGCGACGCCGCATGGGACTTCCTTCAGCGGCGCGTCGGAAACGGCCTCGCGATGGTTGTACCAATGTGAAAGGAGCAACTGCGTCGCCCAGATAATTGTCTGAGGACAGGTGTTGACCTCGACACCGTCGCCGTAGCTGCCCGCCGTGAAGGTGACGCGCACCTGACCGGGGATGTAGTTCTGCTGGTAAGGCCAGGTGTATCCGGGCTTGGGCGCGATCCGCGCCGGTTCGGAGGTCGTATCTACGATGTAGTTCGCCGGGTCAATCGTGGTGACGGTCACGCCGTCATTGGCGAGATAGGTAATAGACTCGACGCTGACCGTCGCTGGCTTGGGGAGGCGAATCGTCAGCCCCCGGTAATACCAATGCATGAAATAGTCGTGAGCCGTCGAGCCGGTAGTCGAGTCCCAGCCCGGCCACGGGAAGTAGTCCAGCGTGAGCAGCATCGAACGATTGAAGATCGCCCGATTCATCAGCCTTTCGACGTGCTGCCGTGCGGCGGTGATGAGAGCGGTTATATAAGAGTCGTCATCCGAGTAATCCACCCGCAGATGCGTCTTCGCCTGGAGGAGTGTGAGGGGCTCGGCGGCTGGCTGCGTCAGATCACGATAAGAAAGGGGCATTAGTAGATTCCGGGCACGATGTGCCAGACGAAGGGTTGCGTGTTCGTTTGAGGCTTTGGTTCAGATTGTGCAGTCGGCTTCTTGGGTTTAGGTTTCTTGTGAAGTTTCACTTGTCATGCTCCAAGCGGGACGCGGGGTCGTGAGCGTCCGCTCCACAGGCCATCTGCTCTGCAATCGACGATGGAGGGTACCGGCAGGAATTCCCAGACGAGCGGACCACTCGGATACCGTCCGCGATTCGCCGTCAAATTCGAGATGGATTGCGCGGTCTCGATTTCTCTTTGCCAGCGTGACCGAGATGTCCGGTCTCCTTCTGCCTCTCAGAGCGGCGCTGGCCTTGCAAAGAGCCTCTGCTGACCGCTTCACACCTTTCAGAGACCTGCTGATCTTCTGTCTGACATCTATGGAGGGTGAGTATCCATTACTTGCACGGCGAGTCGATACCCGCTTACGTACGGATTCGTGTGATAACTTCCTTCCTCTGTTGGCTGCGCTTATCTTGCGCCGAGACTCATCGGTATGCTTTCCGCGTGAACCACCCGGACTCAGGTTGTACCCGCATTCAGGGTTGAGGGCATCATGTGTCCAGATAGCTCGCATCTCCATCTCGTCTAACTCTTCTTTGCTGAATGCTTGATGGAGGGTTATGATCTCAAAGCGTTCGGTACCGTATTTGCGAAGCGCCCGATGAAGTGGAAGACGACTCGCTTTACGGGCCGCGCTTTTGTGGCACGCCCATCGTTGCTCGACCCTGCTGTATGTTGTCTGGCCGACGTACACCTTTCCGTTGACGCTGTTGCGGATCAGGTAAACGTAGCCGTAGACGGCGTCTGCTTTCTGGTGCTCCATACAGAAGCACCAGAAAGTCGGGGTTGTGAACTCAAGAAACCTTAAGTCCCTGAATGGGCGAGTAAGTCGTGGTGTTGGCGAGAGTCGGAGCGCCGCCAGCGCGGGCGAAGCCGACCACGCCGAGGCGATTCAGTTCGATCCACCGCTGGCTGGACTGCTTAATCACCAGGCCGGGCTTCACTTCGCGAAGCTGATAGCCCTTCGCGAAGTCTCCGAAGAGCACCGGCACGTTGGTAGACGCGACGCTTGCACCGTACTGGTTGATCTTCACTGGATAACCCAGAATCTGACCCGCAAACCCGGAGGTCGCACCGTCCAGATAAGGAATGAAGATCGGGCGGAGTTCGCTGTCCTTGATCTTCAGCACGTCGCCCAGCACCGTGTTGCTGAACGCGAAGCACGCTCCCGCCGCATATGCCGGGTCGAGCGCCGTGATCAGGGCGACGAAGTCGTCGTACGCGAGCACTCCAGCGGTCGCCGTCTCCACCGTGGCGGGAACGTTGCCGTTCAGGCCAGTGAAGTTCGATGAGTTACCCTGGTTGACGTACTGCGACACGCCCCGCACATACCGCTGAGTCAGCGCCTGGTTGACGTACGAGATGAGGTCGTAGTCCAGGTCCTGGATCAGCTTGTTGTCGATCAGCAGCGGATCGCCGGTACGAAGGCCGTCCGTCTGGATCGTGACGCCAGCGACCGACGGATCGGTGCCACCGCCGACAGCGGTAGAGTCGAGCACCATGCCGTTTCCGGTGTCATCCCACAACGGGAAGCGGATGGGCTCGCCAGTCGCAGTACGGACATGCCCGACGATGTCGTAGATCGATCCGGCGCTGCGCTGCGCCAGCACGGGCGGCAGGGCGGCGACGGGGATCATGACTCCACCGTCAGCGGCGACGGTCAGGTCGCGCTGTTCGAAACGCTCGCCGCGCATGAAGGCGCGGAGCGCGACGTTGCTGGCGCGGTTGCGGTCTTCCTGCGAGCGGTTGTCGGTCTCAGTCGAGCCGTCGAAGCCGTCACGGGGCGGGCGGTTGGTCGGGAGGCTACGCTCCTCGGTTTCGGCGCAGCCCTCAAGCCGTTCGATGTCGGCTTTCAGGACGTTGGCATCCGTGAGCATGGCATCCACTTTGGTGCGCTGCTCAGTGGACAGTTCGGGAGCCGACATTGCCTGGCGGGCTTCTGCCAGGAGACGGTTCCGCTTTTCGATGAGTTCGCGAAGAGTCATTTTTTGTTACTTCCTTGTTTGGGGTTCCGGTTAAACCGGAGGATTAACCGGACCCAAAAGGTTCCGGGTGCTGCAAACTTATTCGGCTTCGGCGATGCGAAGGCGGAGTTCGGCATCGGCCTTCCACGAGCGGGCGGAGGCACGCTCCGCACCCTGGCATTGTGGATCGGCGGAACAGATGCCGCACGATCCGGCCATGCACTGCGGGCACGGGCAGGTGCATTGGTCAGTCAGAGCCCGAATCGACTTTGATTCGCTCACGTCGATGTCATGCTCCTTAGAGAGAGCGAGCAATTTGACCTTCGCGGCCTTCAGCGTCTCGTCGGAGACGCCTTCGACCTGATCGATACGACCGAGCGCATCGCGCAGATGCGACTTCGTTTTCTCCTCGGTCGAAAACTTCCACGGAAGATGCCAGGTGTCCGTCTTGTTCGGATCGCCGACGATCAAAAAGCAGTCAGCGGTGAGGTTCTCACCATCCACTGACTTAGTTTCGGTTTTGCGGCGCTGCTCAAAGCGGGAGCGCATCTCGATTGGCATGGACTCGGGCAGCGAGCGCACGGTCGCAGTGGTTGCCAGGTAGGCGGGATACGCTACTACCGAGGTATCAAAGAGGTCCACATCCAGCAACGTCCGAGTTACCTCGCCGGTGTTGCTGTCCTCAAGCCATTCCTGCTTCTGAGCAATGAAGCCGAAGCTGCAGGCATCGAGGTCACCGCGTTCGACCGAGATGATTAGATCGCGGGCGACCGAGGTATCAGGCAGATCGCACTCGAAGCGAAGCCCTTTGGTATCGGTCGATACGCGGAGGGTGCGGCTCTTAGTGCGGCCAACAATACGAGCCGGATCGTGCTCGACGAGGCAGCGGACATCGGCACCCTCCGATAGAGTGCGGGCGAATGCACCCGGATCGACCACCTCACTCCAGCCGCCGAAGTCCTCAGATGGTGCGTTGAAGACCGCCGCGTAGCCGACCAGGGTACGACTGCCGGAGTCGGACTGCATTACCCGCAGTTCAGTCACGCGGAAGGCGCGTGTTTCTTTATTGAGGATCGTCATTTCTTGCCCTTCTTTGTCGGCGCGGGATTCTGCGGATTTTCTGCGCTCGGATCTTCGGTCTGCGTCGTCGGGATGAGGTCTTTGTCCTTCAGTAACTGACTCGCATCGCCCATGTTGACCGGGTAGAGATACGTGTCACCCTCGGCTCCAATGGGGTTCATGCCGAGGTCTTCGCGGATGTCGTTGACGCTCAGGAATCCCCATTGCCGACCGATGGCATAACCCTGCATCTGGGACTGGAAGTCGCCCTGCAGCCGCGCTGTCAAGTCGAAACTGACGAAAAGGTCTTTAGCCTTCGCGAGTAATTTCCTGACTATCTCGGCCTCGATGCGAGCGCAGATCGGGCGCAGTGTGTCGGTCACAAAGGTAAGCTGTGCCTGCACGTGGTTCGCGTTTGACAGGCGGGAGGTGTCGCCCACCTGATGAGGGTCGAGATGAAACATCGCCGCGATTTCGGCGCGTTGAAAATTGCGAAGCCCGAGGAACTGAGCATCCTGTGGGTTGACGCCGATACTGTTTACTTCCCAGTCACCATAGAGAAACGCCTGCTTGTGAGCATTTGATCCGCCCTGCGACTGCTGCCAGGATTCCTTAATTTCGCGCTGGGACTTTGGGTCAGGCGGCGTCCCCTTCTTGATGAGGATCGAAGGAGCGGTTGCGCCGTTGCCGAAGTAGCGACTGCCGTACTTTTCAGCAGCCTTGGTCAGCGCGAAGGATTCGCGGGCGGCGCGTACTGGGCTGATGCCTTTGACTCCATCCATCGAAAACAGAGGGAAGTGGAGCATGTCGCTTGTATTGACATAGCGAAAGTTTCCGCCCGGCATCCCGTCCGACGTGCGAAACGCGAGCGAACCGTCGGGCATCCGCACCGGCTCTGTCTTGGTCGGATGCAGTGGCCAGAGGCCGTTTACCGTGCCGTCTGAATCTCGGCGAATCTCCGCATAGCCGTTGCCGGTTAGTGCCGCGCAACCCACCATCGTGCTCCAGAAGGTAAAGGCGGTCATTTCCGGGTTGGGTTCAACGCCGACCAGGTAATGTAGGTAGTTGTCAGTGGCCTCTTGTTTCCCCATGGCGGTGCGCTGCATGAGTTTGCAGGGCAGCGAAGCGACGGCCTCAGCAAGGATCGTGATGCACGTGTAGACCGTGCTGATTGCCATCGCTGTCCGTTCAGAGACCATCTCCCCGGCGGCGGTCGGACCACCGTCCATCTCATTCCACACCGCGATGGCCGTCAGTGGAGTCGTCGGGTCATCGAACATGGACCGCGACTCCCAGTTGGGAGGAGTGCCGAGATTGAGAGACAGTAGCTTTGGCATTCGATAACTCAGACGAACATCATGTAGGCATTCACTCCCGAAGGAGGTTCAGCAGGCGGCGCACACATCGCACGTCGCATGGCGATGAAAAGCGCGACGGCCAGATCGATCTTGTTTTCCGGTCGCTCTTTCTCGGGCATCCGGTAGTTACCCGCCGGTGTCTCTGCGGTGAGCACGTTCGATATGCACCAGGTCAGGACCGGATGGCCGTCGAAGTGGAAGCGCCCGTCATAAACGGCGGCTTCAAGTTCCTTCATGGCAGGTGATAACTCAGCGGGTGAAGGCGGTACGACTACCCGTTCGATACCGGACTGCTCCGAGACGCGCTGTGACCACTGGTCCGCATACCTTGCGTCATACGCCACTTCGCGCACCTGAAACTGTGCGATGTCCGACAGCGCATCGGCTTCGATGATCGAGTAATCGATACTTGAGCCCGATGTCGCTGTCAGGTGACCCTGTTTTGCCCATCTCTGGTAGTGCTGGCACTCCGGCGCATTGATCCGCTCTTCCGGCAGGTATGCGCGGGAAAAACAGTAGTAATGCGGTCGCCCGTCGATGTCACGGCGGAACAACGTGACCATCGCGGCGAGGTCGAGCTTCGACGCAAGGTCCGAGCCAATCCAGCACGGCAAGTCTTTACACGATTCAGCGGTCAGCGCCGGATCGGCGCATTTGTTCCAGACCTGGATATTCATCCACGCGGAGGAAGCGGTCATCCACTGATTGAGGTGCATGGCCCGAAAGGCGTTTTGTCGTGCGGGGTTCCGCACCGCCTCTTTCTGGTCCAGCATCAGAGCTTCCGTGTCGATGGATACACCCAGGTTCGGGTTTGCCATCTTCAGCGCGTTGAGAGATGACCAATCAATCTCGGGATCAGCGGTGTAGATCGCGGCGAAGATGCGGTCGTTGTCGATCACACCTTCGAGAATCTTCTGGCAGTCCAGTTGTAACTGGTAAGCCGGATTCTCGGTGCTGGACACGCCCGCCGTCGTGACTGTCAGCAGCAGCGAGTTACGTCGCTTCGCCAGCCCCGTCCGGAACATGTCGTATTGCTGGCTGTCTGGTAGCTGGTGCGCCTCGTCCATGACGCAGACGTAGGGTGCCGATCCGTACTTCGCCTTCCCGATGATCGGGTGCAGTTTCGCACCCGTCCGCGTCGAGAAGATCGACTTCGCGGCGGCGGTGATGCCCAGCTTTTTGTACGCCGGAACTTCGCGAACGAAATGCTTCGCGGGGCCGAACACTTCGTTAGCCTGCTTCTCCGTCGTCGCAGCGGTGAGCCCTTCGGCACCGCGTTCGCCATCGAAGAACGTCATCCAGAGAAGAATCAGCGCGGCGAGGGGTGACTTACCCTGCCCGCGTGGGCAGAGGATGAACGCCTCGCGGTACTTGCGGATGCCGGACTCATCGACCCAGCCGAAGATATTACAGATGAGCCAAACCTGCCAGTCTTCCAGGAGGAACGGCTGTCCCTGCTTCGCGCCCTTTTCGTGCGGGTGCTTTTCCATCCAGGCACACACACGCTCCGCTCGGACCGCGTCGTAAAACCATCGGAAGTCCGGCTTCTGAAGGTCGTCCAGATGTCTCGCGCACGCGAGCCGAATCCACTTAGAGGAGAGTATCTTACCGTCGGCTACATTTCGGGCGTACCTAGTCGCTCGCTGACTGTAGCTCGGTGTCCTCGCTCTCATTCGATCCAGTCATGTCTTCTGCACCGATACTCGCCATGAACTCACTGAACGGATCGGCGCTCTGTGTCGGAGACTCTATGTTGATCCGTGATCGCGATGCGGGAGTCATGCCAAATTCAACAATAAACGCACGCATCTGAGTCATCGCAGTGTTGGCGATCCCTACATACGGATTCTGGATCGGGAAGCCGCTCTTCGGCGACTTAATAACCGACCCGAACTTAGCCAGCTTGGTCTCTGCGACAACCCAGCGGCTCCATGCGGCGCAGTACGCGGCGAGGGCGGCGCGATCTACGGATGTCAGCAGACCGATAGCCGCAAGTTCGGCGGCGATCCGTCGCCATTCTGTCCTGGCAATCTTATCCAGATGAGCCGGACACTTCGGGATGCCGGTCGGCTGCGGCTCCGTACCCTTGCGACGGATACGGGAGCCCTCCAGTCGCTTTAGTTCTGTCGGCTTTGGTCTACGTCCGGGCATTCTGGAGGAGCCTTTGAACGTGGAGCGGACGGGTCAGATTCGTCTGCCGACTGGTGAGGGGCACTCATCGCGTCCATTTTCGTCCGCTTGGGGAAGGGCTTTTTCAGCCCTTCAATTTTTCTCTGAGTCTCAGTGTCGAGCGGCATCAGGTAGCGATGCTTGCTGGAACCTTTGACTATCGTCACATCAGGGTGATGCTCCATTCCTTTGTACCTGTTTCGGAAAGAGCGTCCCTGCCATCGGCGTCCTCGATAGATATACTCATCGGACGCCTGAGAGCGACCAGCATAAATCCAGTTGCCGCCCTGATATATCCCACCGTGATGCCCCTGCTCTGGATCGGCAAAGGACACAACGAGCCGCAGGCCAGGATAGGTCTTCCGAAGGATTCGCAGGGCGATGGCAACAATTCGGGTGACGGGTGTCTGGTGCTCACGTAATGCCACTCGAACTAACTCACAGCCTTGTTCGGGCTTGAGTCCGTAACTTTTAACCAAGTCGCTGGTCGCGCCCACGCCGAACAAGACGACCCCGATAAAACGGTCATCTTCCCAAACGCCAATTTTCGCCAGTTTCGACTTCGGCATACGCTGGGAATAATGCCAGTGGGTCACGGCGTAACTCGCGGCATCGTGCGTCGCCCAGTCGATCTTAAGACGTGGGGGCGAACTCATGACCACATTCCGGGCACGTAACTTGTTTCTTCTCGTCCAGCGTGCCCTGGTCGTCTGCGCTGCCCGGCGCAAAGTCAGGTTCTGTCACGCCGAGGTCGAGTAGCTCGGCGTCGGTGAAGAATGGCTTCAGGTCTAGCTCGCCTGATAAGTCTGTGAGGACTTCCTGGTTCCAAGCCGCAAATTCGGCAGTTCTATTGTCGGCGAGGGCCAGTTGCTTCGCCTTCGCATCCGTTTCCAGATCGAGGTCCGTGCGCTGCACGGCGATGAGCCTGGTGCCGTCTGTCGGGACGATCAGGACATCCTCGATCCCGGCGGCTGCGGCGCTGGCGGCAGTGGTGTTGCCCGCGATGATGCGGCCTGCTCGGTCCAGGAGGATAGAACGCCCCGCACCGAACTCTTTCAGAGAGTGGGTTACTGCCTCATGACTTCGCTGCGTCGCTTTACGGGCGTTGTGACGGTCGGGCTGGAGGTCGGCGATCTTCATTCAGGCTGCTCGATACCCCCACCGTTCAATTCGACCAGGCAAAAATTCATCCAGGCGCGGGTCTATACATTCTAAAGGACTTACATATCAAATACCCCTATCCCCTTGGGAGAAGTTACCGATTAGTAACTATCTTTACTAAAATCATGACATCAGATGTTAACTCTCTTGTCACTACTTTAGTAAAGTGTGGTATTGTCCTTCGCCGTTTTGACGTTGTGGCAGGGTCTACAAAGGGACTGGAGGTTGCCGTGATCCAGTCTCGCACCACCCCGACTAAGTGGGACGATATGATCCACGTCCTCCGCCGGTGTGACGCGGCCCTCGCGTAGGCAGTGCTGACAGAGATACTTGTCTCGTCTAAGTGCCTCGATCCGAACGCGCTGCCAATCGGCGTCATACCCACGCTGGGTCGATGATGTACGTCGATCCAATGCACGCCGGTGATTCTGATGTTTATCACAGAAGCCCGAATCGACTAACTCCGGGCATCCAGGTTGCCTGCATGGCCGCTTAGGTCGATTCGGCATTTAGTTTCCTGATCTAGTCAGGAACTCTGCTTCAACGTTCGGCATCTATGCTGGCTTACCTTTCCACATCGCAAGGCCAGCGGCGATCAGCGCCTGACCGGTGTCATGCTGATGCGTCAGCGAGACGACAGCACCGGCGGCGATTATGGCCAGCGCCTGTACATGATCCGGGATCGACGCAATCGCATCTACGAAACTCTTGAGCCGCTCGGCTATCACAGCGCCTGCTTGACGTCGGCCTCTGCGTCGGTGACAACCTTCTCCGCGTCGGCGTCGATCTTCTCGACCTCTGCCTCGGCGGATGCCTTCAGCGCCTTCGCGTCGGCTTCAGCCTTCGCGACGATGGCGGCGCGGTGCTTGCGGAGCAGGTACGCAACGGCCAGCACGGCGGCGACGATGGTGATGGTGACGATCATATTTCAACCCACTCCTTAATACGAAGGGCAATCCTTGAGGTTAATCGGGGAATCTATCTGGCGACCGATTCCCCGATGAGGAGAGCCTGCTGTCCAGGGAAGGAGGAGGAACCAGCAGTGAGTCTGTTATTCTCTCTACCTTCTTATACGTAGACGAGGGCCGAAAACGGGACAGATTGAGGAGATTTATTTTTTGCGGCAATCCGAGTGAGCCGTTTCCGGAGTGTGGGCACGGTGATGCCGAGCGTCTGCGCGGCGGAGTCGAGATCCTGATCTCGAATAAAGATGGCCAGCGTCCGGCGATCCTCGTCTGGTAGATAACTGATATCTATTCGTGTCACGCCCACCTCCGGCGCGGGCGGGAACGTCGTCTCATCCAGGACGGCGACGCGTGGTGGCGCGACACGATACTGGTCGATCACGAGGCGGCGAACGATTGTTCCGATCCAGGTAGAGAGTGACCCCCGCGACGGATCGTAATCCCGGAGACGCTGCCACACGATGACGCTCGCCTCCTGTGCAATCTCCTCTGGATCGTCGCTGCCCAGTCTGTTGGCGACTGACAGCGCGATCCGGCGGGCGGCGGCAAGCAGGTCATCCAGCACGGCGGTGTCACCATCAATGAGATACCGGGTGTAGCTGTGCTCGATGTTTTTCATGTTCTTTTCTTCTTCTTCTCTACCCTGATGTAAAAGGTGGTGTCGTGGGGGTCGTCCTCTTCCTCGATCTCCAAATGCATCGCCAGTCCCCGATAATGAGCGACGT